GTGTGGAGGTTTGATTGATGCCGTGTTCTTTCAAAGTATCCGTGTAATAACCTATTTCCTGCCGCCGCCCGTAATGCCTGGTCGTCTCCTTCACTACCACGGAAGTGATCTACTGCATAGAACACACCACCGGGTCCGAATATCCATTCCGCCATTAATAATGCGGTTCTTCCTTGCCAACTACCAACTTCCCCTACAACCGGGGATTTTGCGGATCGTAATGGTTCTACTATCTTCCACAATACTTCATCACACCTATGTGGCTTAACGTCCTTTACTCTTACCATATTCCACTCCAAATCGTTTTAAAATGTTTGCTACTTCTTTTTTATCTCTAATTATAGGTTTGCATAACTTATATGCATGTGGATAACCGGTTGTGATGTTTGTACCATGCTTTACATAACAAATTCTGTTAGGTGGAAGTTCTGTGCAGTTCGGATCCTTGCCCACCATTGTGTGACTTACAAAATTAAGACTTGCAAATACATCCCAGTCTGTGTATAGCCTTCTTGGGAATATTTGGGTAAAGAATGGCGGGGATGATTGGGAAAAACGACCAATGAGTCCAGCAGCCTTGTCCCACATATATCCTTTCCTAAATATTGCAGATTCATACTTATTGGTGAGAAGTTGTTCCCTAACACAATCATCTATAGTCTGTACTGCATCGTCTCGGAGTAGGTCGTCAGAATCCAACTGGGTAATGGCTATGTGTGAGGTGGTGATTTTTTGTAATGCATCTTTTCCAAACATATATTGCAACTCACACCTCGGGTGCCATTTGTGTGTGGATGTAACAACACGATGGATTTGTCCACAATATACCCATATACGGAAATCCTGGAATGATTGGTTTAACAAGGATTTCAATGTACCCGCCTCAAACAACTTTATACGATCCTTGACCCACTGTGTAGTAAAGTGGTAACGCGGACCATCCATACTGAATTTTATCTTTACTATGTGGGTTAGGTTAGTCAAGTTTCACCGCCTCATCATAAGTTATTTTAATGAATGGTTTTACGTATGATTCCATGGAGCAGTTCAATATCGGTATGTCAGTCTTAAAGTTCTCATAGCGTTCATTGAATACAGCTGTATCTCTACCCACTGCCACCCCTCTACGTGTCTTATCTGCAAAATATTGGTCAACAAACGGCGAATAATAGGAATCAAGCTGTAGCTTCTTCATAACTCCTTTCCCGCGTGCATCATCCCCATGGTTGATAGGGTAGCCATCCGACCCAAACAACACAAGCCGTTTCGGGGAAGCCTTTGTGAATATGTCTATCAACATGGATAATGAGTTGGGCACCGGGACTTCCTCGTAGTATGGGGCCACGTATATTTTGTTACGCTTACATAGTATGGTGTCGTATTGTATCTGGGTGAGGTATCCAAGAGCCTTGATTGTGGTTATAAACATATTATCATCTTTACGATACAGGAACTCTATAATGTGTGGAATACGGCGTTGTATCTCTACTCTTCCGCCACACTGTACTATGGACAGGTGTTTTGTTATCTTGCTTAATATATGGCTCTCCATCATGTTGAACATATTCACCGACACCCACACCCAGTCCTTATCCTTAAACTCATGGATGCGCTTATCCAGTGTTGCTATGGATGATCCATGAAGCATAATCCCAAGAGTTTTACCATTTACCATATCCATCATACGTTTCATGTTGTGTCACCACCATACTCTCCACGGATTATTAAATCCCGGATGCGTTTGTTGGATATACAGATGGAGCATATATCCTGGGTGTAGCGGTCTTTGATGAATAAGCCAGAGTGGTATTCATCCATATTACACCACAGGTCTTGGTAATCTTCCAACCTTTTCCCAAGACGAAGGATATTTGAGTAGGCATTTGGGCAATGGAATACCTTATCCCCCATGATGCCAATCCTGTCACAGGTACAATTTGCTGGAAGCATGTGTGGTAGCGGTTGTGAAGGAAGCGGTGTTTGTTGTATCGGAAACACCTTTACATGCTTATAGTGATATTGCAATCCTTCCATGATATGGGAATGATGACCATAATCTGATACACGTACTTGGTCGAACAACCCCAAAAACTCACCTGTCATAAGCTCCGGGATGGTGCCATTTGTGAAGGTACGTATTTCCTTTGTAATACCAGAGGATCGTATTAAACGGGTTGCAGGGACTATATTCTCCCATAGGAGTGGTTCTCCGCCAGTGTAGATTATAAAGTCGTATGCATGACTCAGCACCTCACAGGCGTATATCCACTTCTCCACATCCTCCATGCTCCATTGCCAATGAGCATCCTCTGGTCGGAACATGGCCTGGGAACAATGCTGACAGGATAATGTGCACATATCAGTCACAAATACTGATACTGCATGGTGTGGATTTACTCTCCCCATATCAAACCTTGCCTTTCTCGTTGTGCCATGAGTACATGGTCAGTGTTGTTGGTGCGCCCCTCTGTATGGGTTGAGTCTGTTAGCTCAGGGAAATAGGCTGGGTGGTAATGGGTTATTTTTGCATCCGTGTCTTGTACGAACTTCCCCAGTTTGTTTGCCAACCAGTGTACCTCCTGACATGCAAACAATTTATACTCTGGGAAGAATGGGCGTTTACCCGGGTACCGCCCTATAAACCTCCTTCCAATCAATGGAACCGCAGTTGGGTGGAACTCACCTGGTTCCAACACAAACCCAACCACTCCATCTGTATCAGGGAAGGTACTCTCAAATGTGGTTACAGCAGACTCTATAGCCCCGGGGTGAAACTCCATATCATCACAAAAGTATATCACATTCCCAGTTGTCTTCCTTGTGGCAAAGTTTCTGCACCATACCGATCCTGCTTGCTTCCCCACCAATACAGCATCATATCTGGTATGTTCAAGATAGTGGTAGGTTTCATAATCCCCATCACACATGACTATGGTTTCAATCGTGTTGGGGATTGATGCGAGTGCGCGTTTCAGCTTCTCCAGCCTGTTACGTGTCGGGATTATTATGCTTAGTTCCTTATTAACATACCCCACAAGTTTCCCCCTTCTTTTCTATTTCACCTATTCCACCCTCCTTGCGACGTTCTATGTCTACTCCATCATAGCAATATTCATATATCTCTACACACTTAACATCTGTGATTGCACGGAACATGTGCCATTTACCCGGGAGCACAAGCACAGTTCTTTCATAACCATCCCCATGCCGCAATAATACTTCCCATTCTCCGCCTTCATCCCATCTGATTATCTCCAATTCTCCCTCTATTACATAGAATATGTTGGTTTTTTGCGCGTGACGGTGCTCCGAGCAATACCCACCTGCTTTTATCTCCAGGTAATGGGTCGAGGTTGTGTTGTTGCGGAATAACTCTATTGTTGTTCCCCATATCTTGTCGTCATGTTTCATGTATTCACCTCTTCGTCTTCAATATACCATTCTACATTTTTTGACCCAATTTTCCGTGTAAATAACTGATTCCACCATATCACTGGCTGCACTGTTAAATGTACTCCTTCTCCTTTATACATTGTGGTACTGCGTTTTGTTGATACTACATGTATAGTGGCCATTTTTGTAATACGTACTATATCCGACACAGCACGTTCTATATGGGTTGGCGGAATATGTTCAAGCACATCTGTTGAAAATGTGCAGTCAAATTCATCATCATCAAACGGCATATCCCAAATTGTCCCCTCTACAACATATTCTTTTATTCCTTCCGGCAAACCTTCTAATGTTATATCTATTCCTGTACAATCATACCCGAGACACCTTAATCCCCACAACGCAACACCATGTCCACAGCCTACATCCAAAAATTTCCAGGAATTAGCGCGCATTCCCTCAATGAATAAAGCCATACGTAATGATGCAGACACTGTTTTATACCCGTGTTTGTACAGATATTCATATTTCTCTTTCTCTATCATGTACTCACCTCATTCCTGAATCTGCGGGAGGCTTGTAGATGCTCAATCACAGCCTCTTCCGGGCCCCCACCCATGGTGTCGAATATTTGGCAATATGTGGATGGTAGCTCCACCACATCTACACCCTTCGCGTCTTTTAACACATGTTCAAGATTCCTTTGTTCCATTGGTTCTTGCTTAAACTTCTTCCTGTTCAAGGCTACCCATGCCTGTACAACTTGTTTTGCCTTTACCGTGTTGGATACATACAGGGTTCCAGACAACAACACTCGCCCCTTATCATGGGATTTGGCAGGGTGTACGCTAAAATCACGATAGTGCACCCCGATATCACCTATGAAGTTGTCAAATAACCCCGGATAGCTGCGAACCACTGCATCAGCGTCCAACCACACCACATCGCGATTGTGCTTTTTTAACATCTTGAGGATAAACTCGGCTTTGTAATAAGTGTTTCGTTTCCAGTTACCAAGACTATCAATCGCCTCTATATCATATTCTATTCCAAATAGGTGTAGATATTGCATCAGCCGGTTCGCTTCCCCCTCATAACCGGTGTGTTTTGTGTAGTAGCTAATAATTATTGGTCGTTTGGTTTTATCTTTAAACACATCGGAGGATCGCTTGTATGGAAAACACTTCAACTTTGAGTAGCGTCCAAGGTTGTATATCTCAATATCATTAGGTATTCGTTCCCTTACCTCGGTGAAATCTGCAATGAAGCGGTCGTATACCTCTGGTGTATATGTGGTTTTGTCATATCCGGAATGCCAATGTGTGCTGGCCCTACCCACCTTCATATCAAAACCTAACAAGTAGATGGGGTTGGCTCCGAGGTTCACAGCCATATTCAAGGCCAAATACCCACTGTTGTCTGCTGCAGATAGTTCCTTCAACGTGTTACGCGGGAACTGGGTTGCACCGGCTGCACCAACAACATAAACATCATATGGATGGTCATCATCCCTGGGAGGGAACAGGTAGGAACTTCCATGCCACCACACCCTGGTGCCGCGATATGCATTCCATTTCTTAGTAGTTTCTTTACTAAAACCACCTGTTTCAAACTTACCAAATAAATGTGTGTCCATGGCTACATTAATCGCCGGGTCACACGCTTCAAACGCTCTATTAATCCCAATCACCAACTCCCCCTTTAACCTGTCCCAGTTAAAGCGTTGCAGGGATGGTCCGCCACCAACAATAAAACAGCGTCTACCTTTCCATGCACCGGGTTGAATAAGGTGTTGTAATTCCCTTACATATTCTGTATCAAGTATTAACGGATCAATGGTGTTGCGTGTTGAAAGTCGCGGAGGGCGTTGTGCGGGTTTTCTGAGTTGTTCTCTTACACGACGTAATCTGTCCTTATCATGTAGTGTGAGGATGGGTTTTTTATTGATTATTTGTGGGGGCTCAGGAGTTCTTCCTCTGGGTTTCAATTTTCCGTTGTGTAAGTCGTGGGTGGAGATTATTGGGCTTTTCGGTGGTATAACGGTTTTTCTTTTTTTGTGTATATCCCTTGTGGTTAACATGTTATTTCCAGTGGTTTCGAGAGGGAGGAATCGCTTCCCCCCTACCCGGTTCAAGTCAAGGTGTTAAGTTGTTTCACACCTCACGATTTGCTGAATTTCTCCGATGGCTCCTGCGTAACGAGCCCAGCCGACTGCGAGTTCACCGTAGGAGGTGATACTCATTTCAGTCAGAATCTCCAGGTCTTTACGATTGGCGCCAACGATTTTGTTCTTTGGAAATATTACATAATATACATCGGTGGCCGCGAGCATAGTTGTGTATACAGGTGACATGTTATACGACAACCTGCCAGGACTTCCTGAGAATGCTTGGTACACATTGGTGAGGGCGTTTGTGATTCTATCCTTTATTTGGATAGGAGCAAGAATTATAAACTCACTCGCAGGTCCAACACCCATACCAAGGTTCTGACAGCGTGTCATGATATTCACACATGCTGTGTTGAGTGTCCTTACATCCCGCTGCACCGTATAACCCTCTGTTCCAGCCTCCAGTGTATCAACACCTGGCTGCCATGTAAGGTCATAGGTCGCAGCCACGTTATCAATCAAGTCGTAAAAGTCCTGCGCCTTGGAGCTGTAGTATTTATTACGGAATGCAATAGCATTGTCTTCCAGGGTCCAATACTCTTCATCATCAAAGAGGATTTTTGACCAATGTAAGCCTCCAGAATACATGTCAATAGGTACGTTTTCCTTCTCACCTGACATCTTGTATAGACGCGCTTTCTCCCCAATTAAGGTCTTTGTGAAAGCAAGCCCGTCTATTACATCCAGGATGTCGAAGGATGAGCGGTTGGAATTTCTCATATCCAACATCTTGAATACACGCTCATAACCTAAATCATAATACGTAGTCTGGTGGAATTTCTCCAACACCTCAATTACTGAGGTAGGAAAATCATCCGGTGTTGCAAAAGCTCTCACAGGTTTGGCATTACCAGTTTGGGCAAATGCACGAGCCTGTGCTTTAAGGACAGGGTAGCGTTCCGGGAGAGATACAAATGCTTGCAATGCTCCCTGTACTGCTAACCTGCCTTTTCGGGTGTTTAAGTCAACCGCATCATAATCAGCAATGACATCACCCCTGTAGTGGCGTACTTTTGACATCAGTTACCTCCTTATGCTACGATTCCGAGAGCACCCATAAGGTGAATCTCAATGGTTTCATCGCCAGATGCACCGGCAGTCGTCACAATACCGCATAGGGTATTGGCAGCAGCGGTAGCGGTCACTTCGGCGTTTGTTGCGTCAAAGTATACCCTGCTCCCTACTGTGTAATCACCAGTTGCACCGGATGTTATTGCTACACAGGGTACAACGATCTTGCTTGCCTCATACACAAGCACACCGTCATCCCCAGATGTATATGTCCGAACAAATACACCAACAATGTCTTCATGCAACACCATATCACCCGCTGTGCGAGCAGCTATGGTTGCAAATTTAACACTGTTGTATGTATCTCGTTCTGTGTCGGAAAGGAGGTTAAAATTCGTTCCCCCGAGTACTGCCATGATTGTATCCCTTCTTATTTATTGAGCTCAATATCAGCAGCGGATCCAGGGATGAGGGCGTTTTCTGCATCGGGTGGATTTTGGTTGAGAAGTTCTTCGGACTCTTCGCTTTGGTGCGGCGTAGTGGTTTCACCAGGTTCGTCGGATTCGATCTTCACTCCCAATAATTCACCCTTCGTCTTCATATCCACCATCTCTGCATCGATAAACTTGTTAATGTCGGCTTCCAGTGAGGCGTCGTCTGATGCATCTGTGGAAAAATGTCGTATATCACTCTTGATATAGTCAAGTTGTTTCCCCGTAATATTACGGGTCTCGGCTATACGGGAAATGTTTGCTTCGGCAGATGCCTTCACGGTGCTGGCTTTGAGTTGTTTCATCTCATCGTCATGGTCCGTCTTGACCTTTGCCATATCGTCCTTGAGTTTTACAACATCCGATTCAAGTCGTTTGTTTTGTTCATAGAGGTTAGCTTTGTCCTTTTTCACCACTGACTCAACCTTTGCATCCCCCAGTATTTCCTCTTCCGAGAATACCTGTGATGGTGCAAACCCTCCACTCTTCACTGCTTCTTTAAGCTCAGATAAGTTCATTGTAGTTTCTCCAGTTGCTTGGATTCCATGGAACGCAGTAACAGCGCCCAATATAGTTGCCCCCGGGAACCCTGGTGAGTCAGTCCCACTGTTACTCAAGGCTATCCCGGTTACGTTTTGGACATGAATAGGATACGATTGACCCCGCTCATCCGTTTCAAACTCAATGTCCGCTTCAATCGATGCCACATCAAGTGGCAACTGTCTGTGTTCAGGGTAGATGTAGAAAGCCGCTACTGAGCTTACTTTCTCCCCTATTTCAACAAGTTTCTTTCCAACAACTTCACCAATCTTAACTCGACCGGCATGGGTGTTTGTGGCTGTGTGACGGTTGAATACTGCGGTTCCAATGTTGAGTTTATCAGTCAGCCACCTTATCGCCCTTTTTGCCCACTTAAACGTAGTGTCACCAATACCATTCTCCAACTGCATCTTTGCTGTTCCCTCATGACCAATAACATAGGCCCTTATCTCCGGATGAGGTTCTATTCCTTTTAGGCGTTCCATGGTTGCCGGATCCACCATCTCAGTTATTTTGTTGTTCGCCATTGCCTGGAGATGCATTCCTAAATACTGCTTCATTGGCAACTTTCTCCTTTACTGCTGCTTTTATACGTTCTACTTCCGGGTCCACATCCACCTCTGCCAGTTGTGCAAGGAGGGTTTCAAGAGAGATGGCGCTGTTCATATACATAGGCAACCATACCTTTTCTATCTCTACCATCTTTGCGCTTGATACAGAGGGTATTTTTGCTGTTATAGCATGTTCGTTAAGGTTGTTCTTGAAGTTTTTGTTATATAGTAATATTGCTTTCTGGAACAACTCCTCATAGAACCCTACCCAAGTGTGGCGTTCCTTGCTTGTGGCCAGCACAATTCCTTCTATCAGGTTGTCCGCAGTATCACGATTGGATAAGAGGTCAGGGTAGCCAAAGAAATGGATAGGTACACCCGTGTCTCCGGAGATGCGACGTGCATGGTACAGAATCTCATCCTTTACAGTTGTATATCCTTCCCCGGTGTAACATATGAGTTTAAAATCACAGCCTTCTCCACCCAGGGCAATCCCCATACCTATACGCCAGTTGTTGTGGTCCAGCATCTCTTCCTTGAACTTCTTTGCCGCATCCGCATCATCAAACTTGAAGAATGGGGTTGGGGAAGCATATAAGTGGTTTATTTGTCTCCAATCCCAATATGCCATGTCGACGCTCTGTATATTCCACAACACCATAGCCACCTTGGACGGGGTTTTATTCACATCACCCAGTGTCCCGGCAAACTTACGATAGATAAATCCATTCTCCGATAAGTCAAAACTTGTATCCTTGCTATTTGGCGACACCTCGGTCATTGGTGCACCGCTACCGGGGTCCCCGGTGTAAAAGGCTCTTGTGTAGTGGCTTGGGTCATGTTGCATATATTGGATTGTATATGGAAACGAGTACCATGGTTTTGGTACTGTACGAATAATACCTGCTTTATACAACAGTGGATTCTTATCCACCTCCAGTGTTACCAGGAATTTGCCTTCTATTTCTGCATCCCTTGCCCACGCCTGTGGAACCTCTTCATCAAGGTTGTTGTATGTCATAAAGTCCTGTATAAACTTCAACTCCCGCTCTGCACTTCCTGTAAACCCCTCCCTCTTTATCACCTGGATGCCAGAACCTATTAAAAACGCACTCCTTACATCCACCACGCTCTTTGCAATACTGTTACCGAATTTCTTGAGTCCTCTATACATGGCTGTAAGAGCCTTCACTTTATCTACATATTGCGGGTATGGGTTGCAAGTGTAATGGTACTCTGTGGTTCCAGTGTCATCAGTCGTTGCAGTTGTGATATCGCGAGCGGCTTGGAGGGCGATGGTGGTATATTTTAAAGCTTCATTCTGTCTATCTACCGTCGCCTCCAACGCTTTTATGCGGGCATGTTTCGAGGGTTGTTTGAGGAAGTTTAGGGGATTGTTCACACTACACCTTTCATTTAACTGTTGTGTAGTGTTATGATAGTGAAATTTTCCCCAAATAGCAAGTAAAATATAGCTATATAATTATTTCGGTGATATATCTTCCTCTCTACCTATATTAGCTAATTTTGTTGTAATTCCCCTAATGGCGGTATGCCAATATATTAATTCAGCATCCTGTCTAGTATTTTTTACGGCCTTACGGCAATCGCAACAACGACGATATTCAGGTGTTGAGCGCTCAAATAATATACACCCAGGTCTGCCTTCAATAAACAAACCTTCTACATTGAACACACATTCTTTATCACAATGTACTCCATCCTCATCGATGTTGACCCATGCCTCTAATTCTGCTGACACAAACATAATATTACTCCTTTCATTTTGGTGATATATCACTCTTTATTAAGCCGAAGTAGGAAGACGCTGGAAGGGCGAATTTGTACTTAACCCAGTAACGGGTTTCATCCATTGCATGGTTGTTCTTATCTACAATTATCCAGTCGGTATCGGTTATCTTCTTCCTCCTGTACATCTTAACTTCCCGTATCCAGTCACGACAGGTACGGTTGATATAGATGTGGGGTGGTCCATCTGCTGGTGCCAACACCGATTTCACAACCTCGATCCCATCATCTATGGATTTCTTATCTGATAGCACAAACTTGACAGAATCTGGCAAGGCTTCCTTCCATTGCTGGATCAGGTCGGGCCGACTACTATCACATACAACAACCCGGATGTACTTCCACCAGGGTTTTTTCCTGGCTTCCTTTATAAAGATACCATTATGAACCGACTTATCCACTGACGGGAGGTATAGTTCCGCTACCCTCACCCAACTGTCTTCCCCGTATTTGTGTGTATCAGCTATTTTCTGCCACACACCGGCGGAGAACGGGTCTGCACCTCCCCAGTCAAGTGATAACTCAACAGGGGCATCCCGGAGTGGGATGGATACCAAGTGGAGGTCTTTCTTATACTCATTCAAATACACCGTATCTCCATGACCTATTTTGAGACAGAACCAGTCCCGACTCAACATATCCTCTGATATTCTTCCCAATTTCTTTATAAAGTCCCGGATTTTATAATACCCATCTGCTTGTTTCATTTGCTTCCCGGGGCACCATCGGGATAGTTTGCACGTGGAACACTCATAATCCTTACAACTCTCCAGACACTCCCACACACAATACTTATACACCTTTATATCGTTCTCCTCAGCATGTTGTACCGCTTTATCCATCAGCCCTTCAACATTGTGATTTGTGGAGAACATACCCAGTGAGGATGGGATATCGTACTTCTCTTGTGGGATTGATAAAGCACTCTCATATACCTCTTCATCCATCTCATCCACCTCATCCAACAACAAACACTGTGTATGGGGACCACGTACAGACTTTGTGGAAGCAGTAAGGATGGATACACTACTTCCATTGAGCCAGTCAGCAGAGGTTTTCTTGAGACCAGGGGGTTTGAGGAGTGTCTTCTCGGTCTCAGTAAGTCGGAAGAAGTCGTTCATAGCTTCATAGGATAACTTGGACTGGGCCTCAGAACCACCTAATATAGTGGTTTGGAATCTATTAAGTATGGAGCTTTTATACCAGGTGCAGAACCCACCAATGGAATAGGTCTTGCTGCCGGAGCGGTTTGCCCATGCTATATAATCCTCTACCCGCCCTGTTATGACATCCGCTACAACTCGGAATGGTGATGTGTGATCTTTTTGCTCGCAGTTCACTTTGGTGCCGAGGATAGGGGCCCCCAAAGCTGCTGTGAATAATGCCACATCCTCATCAGTCCGTAACGGGGTCTTCGGGTTCATGTACTTCTGTATAATCTGCGTCCTGTACCTCTCTTGTATCGACACTTCCATCCGGTACCTTTCCAGTTTTAAGTAGGTCCATTTTTTGTTCCGGGGTAGCTCCATCAAGGTAGATGTTCAAGGTGTCTGCTACCTTGTCCGGTTTCCCTTTCTCCTTCCCTGCCTCAGCAGCCAATCTCTCACGTATCATGATGAGGTCTTTGAGGGCACCAACAACACTTTTAAAATCCTTTGCCCCAACAATGGCGAATGTTGATAGTGATACATCCCCCTTTTCCACGAATAGTTGGTCGAGGGAGGATACAACTTTATGGATTAGGTCGTCCACAGCTTTGGATTCACCAGTATATTGGGTTAGGGCGTATTTGTCGGATTCCACCACCTCCTCACCGGCATCCAGTTTCTTCACCCGGGCTTCCCAGTTGCGATCCTTTGCAAGGAGGTTGATGGTTGTGTGGGCGACACCGAGTTGTTCCGCCACTTTGCGATAGGAGCGCTCCCCACCAAGAGCATAATATATATCAAACGCCCTGTCTTTTATTGCTTCCTCAATCATGGGTTATTCTTCCTCTTCGGTGAATCGCATGGAGTAAGACTCCGTGGTGGTTGTGGAGGATGCGTATATACGCTCTACCCTAAGCGCATCCAGTCCGGCTTGTACGAGTTTGAGTTTTGCTGCATCTTTGTCAAATTTACTCCGTGTGGTCGGGTAGTAGGTGATGGAGCCAACTCCAGCAAACACCACTTTGGGTTCAGGCAATGTAGACATAAGGGGTTTCAGGATTGCATCAGCTTCCGCCTTTGCCTCATCTGCTTTTTTCCTGAGAACTGCTGCCTGTGAACGTAATATAATACCTGTCATTAGCTTCTCTTTGGTGTCTTCGTTGTTAATCTGTTCAAGTTCCATCTTCTTCCTCCAGTATTCTAAAATATTTACAGTTGTAGCAAAGGCACTCCATAGAGAAGTCCTCTACTGAGAAATTGTGACAATAATCCTCTGTACCAACCACTGGGCGACCTACTAGCACTGGCGGGTCATACATACACTCCCCCATCATATCACCCTCCTTGTGGTTAAGATTGAATTTATTAATCTAATCTCAAACTCATGGAGCAACAGGTGTCCACTTACCACGCTTCCATTGTCCTCTGTCTTATCCTTTCCCTCCACCAACAACATAACCCCGCTTTCTCCGTGGGGGATCGCCTTCTCCCCCCGCAACCCTCGTACTATTATCATGTTTGTGTATAGTTCCAACCTATCCTTCTCCTTTCCATTCTTCCAACTCATACCAGTTCCTCCCCACCTCAACATCCACGGGTGTGGGGATGGATAGTTTGGTTGTGGTGGCCATGATGGGGCGGATGATACCTATTGCTTCCTCCACCATTCCATCCTCAACCTCAAATATCAACTCATCATGGACTTGTAATATGGGGCGAGCTATAATCCCTTGTTTCTCCCATTCCTCACATATTGGTGTCAATGCTATCATAGCATATTTCAATATCACTGCGGCTCCGGATTGGATAGGGAAATTAACTGCCTGTCTCAACCCTGCACTCACAATCTTCTCATGAGTCGAATACACCTCGGGTGTATATTTTATATCTCCAAACATATTCCTGACACATCCATTGCGCTTCGCCTCCGCCTCTACTTCCTTGACCCATC